GTCGTGTACGGTGAGCATGGGCCAATGACCACGGTCCATGCAGTCTTTCATGGCTTGCTTGGTCTGATCCGCTGCGGAGGCCTGTATGAGCCTGTTAAGGGCCTTGTAAACAAAAGCAACCTGATATCTTTCTGGATTCATGCTGGCCCAGTTCTTATCCCTCTCCTCAATAGGTGTATTCAGAACATCAACCCAACGCTCCTCAAGCCTGTCTACGTGGATAGGAGCTTTACGTTCTTTAGAGTACCCTTTTAGTTCCCGCATAGGGAAACGACATTTGCGTCCAAGCAAAGTGCGAATCTCTGTGCGCTTGGATGCTATGTCCATAACAGACGATGCAAGTCCTCGAATAAACGGAACCTTTTCGTCGTACTCATTACGAAGTGTTTTAGCTTCTTCAAACGGTATATCACCAAGGGTCTGGGCCAACTTACCAATGCCCATGCCATACATAATCCCAAGGTTAATTGTCTTAGCGTGGTTTCTCTCAACGCCGGCCATGTCAGCAACTAATTGATGAAAGTCCAGATCATCCTTCTGGTACAGGTCTACGATCTCTTTAACTCTCTCGTTATCTCTGGTCGCAGGTGTAAGAGATGCGTAATGCATCAACCATCGTGGTTCCTGTGCGCTGTAGTCAAAGCTACCCCACCGACAGCCTTCCTCCGGGATAAACAATCCTCTAATGAGGGATTTTATTTCAGGATGTCTAGAGGGAACTTGCTGCAAATTAGGATTGCTTGATGAAAATCGTCCCGACACAGTTCCACCTTCATCTGAGCGCAACTGGTTAAACTGACAATGGATACGGCCATTGTACTGATGATTAAGGATTGTATCAACAAAGGTCGTGTTAGCTTTGTTATACTCACGAACTTCCAAAATTTTACGAGCGATAGGATGATCATGTGATTTTAAAAAATGTTTTGTAAAGCTTGGCGCATCTGACTTAGCCGTTCTCTGGTAACTTAACCCTAGATTATCAAAAACCATAGCTAAACTTTTAGCGTTCCAAGGCTCCAGGTGTATATCTGAGTCATCCTTTATTTCTTTAAGAAGTTTCTTTTCCTTACCCTCAAGAAAAGTCTTGGTCTGTTCTGCCTTGTCAACGTCAACCTTTACACCCCGTCTTCTCATCTCAAAAATCATGGGAAGAAGAGACAACTCAATGTCCAATATCCTCTCGCAGTCATCTTCTATAAGTTTCTTGTGGAGAACGTGCCACAAACGCAGAGTCAACGAGGCATCCATCTCTGCGTACTCTGCAACCCTTCCAGCTGGCAACTTCCACATCTCTGCCTTGGCATCGACACCGTGTTGGTGAGCCGCTCTTCTTAATTCATCTTCAGCTTTCCGCTGACCAAGGTACGTGGCCCCCAGTGCATTAAGGGAATAACTGAACCTGTTCTCGTCCAGCAGTGGTGCAGCAATCATTGTATCGAGTATTGTTCCCTTGACCTCAATACCCTCTGTAAGTAACCACCCTAAGTCATACTGTGCATTATGAAAAACCACGGACATGCCGTGGTTTAGTTGGTCTTGAAGCCATCTGAGCACAAGATCTTTTGCCATATTACCCCCGCCCTCATGTGCGATTGGCAAATAAGCACTCCACTCAGAGGCGGCAACAGCAATTCCTATAAGGTTGCCGTCTTTCCTAGACCACCCTGGTCCCAAGTTTATTAGATTTGGATCTCTTGTCTCAACGTCAACAGCAATAATCTTTTCCCCGGAAAGGTCCGGCAAATGCTCTGGCGGAAACCAAACTTTGTCGTCAAAGAGATCTTCACGCATTCTTTTCTTCTGTTATTGCTGCCCACAAAGCGGCGTAGGCTGTAGCGTCCACCCCATCGTCAGGGTTAAAATTTCCTAGTTCATTGCGAACCAGTTTAAGAAAAACCATGCACATAGCAACCTGCTCTGGCTTAACTTCTGTCTTTAAATACGTTGACCAAAGATCTGCTACCCTCTCATGCAATAAAACATAATCACCGTGCTGTTTAGCTCTTTCTCCACCAACAAGGCTTGCCGCCTTGTGTAATATCTCAGAAGGACTCATAAAGTGTAACTCCGGTTGGTTTGAGGTAGCATAATGTGCAAAGCCTTTTTGGTTCTTGTTACCGCAACGTAGTATACCCGGTGTTCCGTTGAAGGATTCTGTAAATACTCCTTGTGGGCCGCATAAGATAAATCAGGAACTATTAATACGTTGTCAGCTTCTCCACCTTTCATCGAATGAATAGTGCTCACTTTTATTCTAGGACTCCGTACATTATCCTTTCTCTTCAAAGCATTAAGCACATAGTTCTTTGTGTCAAGATCAATTTTATTTAACGCTCGATGCCACCTAATAGATCCGTCTACTTGTAAACCCAGACGATCCGTTGCTTCAGACATACTTATCAAAGCGTCAGGGTCCAACCCTAACAAGGCGGAGGATCGCGGTCCATGGCCCCTTGAGTATCCTTCCCCGACAGCCATAAAAGTATAAATGTTTCGTAACGCGGCTGGCGTAATTGTATCGCCTTTGCACCACTGTTCCCAAGATTGAATAGCATCATATGTCTTAGCTGGAATGCTGGGGTGACCGTTGCGGCTATAAACCCAACCTTCTTCCCTGAGAGCATGAGCATACTGTGACGCAATACGATTAGTACGAGCCATCAAGCACCACTCGCCTTCATGTAAAGGAACGTCCCAAATGTTTTGGTGATACTGAACGATGCCCTCTTCATCACGGGGGCGCCATATCTTGGGTGCTCGACCCATTATACGGTTGACAATGTTTTGAGCTTCTCTCCAAGTAGACTTAGGCAACCTGTACGACTGACTTAAAACAGTCTTCTTTTCTGTTGCGTTTAAAAATGCTTGAACGTCAGCCCCTTGAAAACCCATAATCGCTTGATCGTCATCTCCCGTGAAAACCTGTATGCGTGGCATCTGCCTTAAAACATCAATCATTGACCATTGTAGGGTTGACAGATCTTGTGCCTCATCGACAAACAAAGCTTCTATGCCAGGGGGCGCATCTGCCTTAATAAAGTTCTCAATCATGTCAGTGAAGTCAATCTTATTACGCACCCGCTTGTAGCACTCATAAGCGGCCACCAACCTCTTTAACTCTGAATAGTCAACAGAATAGTCTGCCAACTGCCTGTGCATCTCTGAAAGCGGAAGCCTCTTACTACGAGCCAAATGATACTGGCTCATGTAGAAGTCACCCTTCGATACACCCAACGTATCAAAATCAGTTTCTATGTTTGATTTCTTGTTTCCAAAAGGAATGCCTACAGCGTCTCCAATTTCCTTCAAGTCATCCTTACCCATCACCTCGTCAGAGCTATAACCCCCAGACCTAAACGCCATAGAATGCAGCGTCTGGAAATAGGGTAAGTCCTTTTCGTCTATGCCCCAATCACGACAAACTCTTTCACGGCTCTCTTGTGCGGCCTTACGGGTAAACGACACACAAGCAATTCGATCCGGCTCGATGCCTTGCTCAATGCATTCCCTAATCTTGTTGGAGTTGGTTTGGGTCTTGCCTGTTCCAGGTGGCCCAAGAATGGTTTCATGTTCTTCGGTCAAAACGGTGGGTCCTCCGGTGAGAATGTAACCTCCGGTAAGTCAACCTCGCCACGGTGCATCTCCGGCACAAACCACACCCGCACCGATTTCCAGTTATCGTTGTTGTCACGAAACCGATAGGTCTTGTCGGACTCCGCTCCATTGTTCATTTCTTTTAGGCGCTCAGTGATCTGACCGCGTGTGTATAACGTAAAATTATTGCGCTTCAGAAATTCCTGTAGGGAACTTAGCTTGAAATACGTAACGCCGTCCTCTGTCCACGGCTTACCTGTCAGCAATTCCTCTGGGCTGTGTGCCTGTATACGAGAAGTGCAGAAAGTTTCTAATAGCTCTACAAACAAGCCCTTTTGGGTAAGTTCTTCTGGCACCGATATTCTTGTGGCATCACTTAACAAATTATCAATTAGATCTCGCCAATCTGTTTCTTTCATCTTGGCTGGCATCTTGTACATCTGTTCCATGCAAGCACGTTGAAACTCTACCTGCATTTGCAACTGCTTGGTGGATAGTTCGAGCCTAGCTCCATCAACATCAATAAACCACACAGGCGGTTCCGACTCCACCACGGTAAGGCCACCTACCGACACATGCGTATTAGCATCCCCCACGCCAAACTTCCTAGACCGACACAAGGACTTATTACAATGACTGTGTAGTGGCTCCTGTTTGCACGTATAAAAATATTCCTTCTTGTCCAACTGTTCTTGGATCAAAACAATCTCTCGTGCCGGAAGGGGAGGACTACAATAATCCTGATTATGTTTTTCTAACAGCACCTTCCAATCGTTTGGCGAGGCCTGTTTGTAATACACGCCTATGTTTAAAAGTGTGTTGTTTCTGCCACCCTCTGGAATGCCAAACTCTGTTAGTTGTTGAAGGCATGGTGGGCCGCTTGGTAAGATTTCATCGTTCTTTCCCAACGATATTTTAGAAAGCTCTTCTGACGATACACGAGAGCCTTCCGCTAAGTCCAGAAACTCCTCTAAGGACAAAGACTTCTCGTCCTTCTTCAACGCATACCGGGTGGTGTACTTTGCGTTCTGATAAGGTAGGTTTATAAAGTTTCCAACATCACCCCGCTCTGCCAGCAGTTCTTCCTGTTTTGGAAATATCTCGCAGTTCCCCCATCCAATAACAGCGGCAAATTCTGCAAGACGATCCCGTACCTCTGCGGCGGCTACCTGTTCTGAAAGAAAAAGAAATAAATGTGCGCCACCCGATTTAGAACGACAAAGAACCAAAGGCAATTTAAAGCGTTGAACCTTCGTAAGTAAAACGCCAAGGTCCAGACTGTAGTCATCTATATCAAGCGCACCAAATAAACACTTGTTTGTCTCGTTAATTGGTATTGACCCAACGCCAATCTTCCCATCCAAATGATCTTGAATGAGGTCAATCGTCAACGGTTCACGGACAATTTCGTATTTTGCCTGTTGCTTGCCGTTCCGCTGCCGACCGGAAACTTCTGTCTGTCCGTGGGCTCCTTGTGATCCTGTAAAAAGATCGTGAAACCTTTGTGCTAAATCACTCATAAAAAGTAGGGTCCCGCACTACACGGGACCCTTGCACCTAGAATGGCACTTCGTCAGAAGATTGATCGGTAATAACTTCCGTATCCTGTACCGGCGGAGCAATGCTCAACTCCCCGCTAGAGATTGAACCGTGAAGTTCTTTACAATCGTTGTAGGCTTCCAACGAAGGAACCTGGCTCTCAAGAGAAATACTCCAAGACCCCCACGAACCTTTATCATTACCGTCCTCTACAGACTTCAAACGATAAGTGTTCGCAAACGATGGCAGTGTTGCACCGTTGTGCTTCTGCATCATCATCATAGACAACCAAAGACGCGACTTCTTCAACTGCGTCTTCTTCATATCCACAATCGCATTCTCAAGATTGCCGTCTTCGTGCACAATCTTGATGTAATGCTGGGCGGTGCGAACCAGTTCGTTACCGTTGGTCAACAACTCCATGCCGGAGTCCTTGTCCCGCACGGCTGTTCGTACATCATTTGAATCCGCCGAAAGTTCTCCGACAAAGCCACCCCCTTGGTTGCGGGGTACAAACTCCAACAGCTTCATTTGGAAAAACACAGGAAGAACAACAACACCTTTATCCGCTTCCCAAAGTTTATTAGTAACCGTATTAAAAATATCCCCTTGCGAAGCTCCATCAATAAAAGCTGGGTCGCTCTTTTTTAATTGTGGGGATAACGCTTGAATAATCCTCAAAAAAGGTATTTGAAGATCAGATGATTTTACTTCTTCAAACCCATAACCGACATCCGCTTCAAAAGCTTCTGCCAACTCAGCTGGTAATGCACCGTTTCCGTTTTTAGCCATTTCATTCTCCTTTGATCGTAGCTACTGTTCCAATGTGTGCGTTAAAAATTTCTAGGTCGATTTCTTGATTGCTCTCAACTCGCTCACGTATGAGCTTCTTGAGAGTTTGGGGTTCGACCCAGGTTTTTGCCACGGTTTCAAAACCTTGGTTTTCTAGATCCGCTTGCATTGCCCTTGCACGATTATCTTCACTCACACCAAAACGAACACTGACATCATTTTTAATAAAGTCAGATGCTCCGATTTGTCGTAAATGTTGAAACGCAATGTCGCGTTGCATTGGATCTTTAGGCATTGTACCCCTGACAAAAGTTGAGAGGCTTACCTTGTTACCGTTCACCTCAACCTTATCAAGACCCATTTCCTGCATCTTTGCAGGTATTAGGTCATACAAGTAACGCTCCCGCTTTCGCTTTGCTTCTTTGAGCACATCTTCCGCAAGCTTAACTTCCTTATCAACAGACTGAGCAGTCTTAATTAACCCAGAAAGTTCTTGGCCTGTTTCCGTTGTAACATCATCAAACGCATCCGCATCAGCGGCAATCGTATTCCACAAGTCTTGATTACTCATCTACGTATCTCCTCGTCAGGTTTTAAGTTCTCAATGCCGCCACCACGCAAACCTATCTTCACGGGATAATAGGACTTCTCCATCTTGTCCCACTTCAAAAGGTTGACACGGCCACGGTTTAATTCAGCAGCAATCGCAAACGCCACGCCAATGATCGCTGGATCACCCATAGCTAACAGCCAATCATCATCACCAAACCCGCGAAGCTTTCGCCTGATTTGCGAAACCAATCGCGCCGGGTTCATATGAATCTGATCGAATGGATTTGTAAGGGGTTCGAGGTCGCCCCATTGTGAAGCTGAAACTATGTTCACACGGGGGTTCTCTTGCGTCACGTAAACTGTACTGTTCATTAACTTCTCATTTCTCAAGTTCTTAACAACGCCGATACTAGCGGATCACTTTTTTAATTGCAATAGTAAATCATGGGACATATAATCCCATGCATGACAGACTATGAATACAAGACTAAACCATATCAACACCAACACGATGTGCTGATGCTTTCTTGGGATAAAGAGAGTTGGGCCTACTTCATGGAAATGGGTACGGGCAAGTCTAAAGTGTGCATAGACAATGCCGCCATGCTTCAAGAGTGTGGGGAGATCGACACTTTTATCGTTGTCGCCCCCAAGGGTGTGTATCGAAACTGGGCCAACCTTGAAATTCCTGCACACATGCCTGATCGGGTGAGAAAAGATTCTTTGATTGCGATTTGGAGGCCCACGCCGCCACGAGCATTGAAGCAGGACTTGTTAAGCTTTATGGAGCCGGCAAAGAACTTTCGCATTTTGGTAATGAACATCGAAGCACTGTCCACGGTCAAAGGACAAAAGTTTTTAGTGGGTGTTCTTAAAGCATCACAGGCTCTTCTTGCAGTGGACGAGTCTACCGCAATTAAATCACCCAAGGCCTCGAGGACAAAAGCTCTCATCAAGATGTCTGAACTGGCGAAGTACAAGCGTATCTTGACAGGCTTCCCGGTCACTCAATCCCCTATGGATTTGTGGGCGCAGTGCCGGTTTCTTGATAAGACGTTGCTTGGAGACTGCGGCGACAATTATTTTCAGTACCAGTATCGTTATGCTGTGATGAAGAAGCAGAGCGTTGGGACACATTCTTTCAACAGGGTTGTCGGATACAGAAACCTGGAAGAATTGTCTGGCTTTTTGAAAAACTTTTCTAGCCGCGTAATGAAAGAAGAGTGCCTTGATCTTCCCGCTAAGATCTACACCCAGAGGAGTGTTACACTTTCTGGAGATCAGGCGAGAATTTATGACGAACTAAAGAAGTATGCTTTGGCACACATAGAAGACGAAGAATTTATGACTGCTAATAATGTTATGACCCAGCTTCTACGGATGCAGCAAGTGCTCTCCGGTCATACGAAAGTTGATAGCGGCGAGATGATTGAGATTAAAGATAACCGCCTCAACGAGTTGATGGATTGTCTGGAAGAGGTTGAAGGTAAGGCAATCATCTGGTCACGGTTTAGGTATGACGTGAAGCGAATCACCGAAGCCTTATCAAAGAAGTATGGCCCACGATCCACGGTCAACTATTTCGGAGACACGTCTGACGAAGCACGGTCCACGGCCATTGAAAACTTTCAGGAAGGTGACGCAAGGTTTTTCGTTGGCAACCCGCAGACGGGTGGATACGGGATAACCTTAACGGCAGCGCAGACAGTAATTTATTTTGCAAACAGCTTTGACCTGGCGATACGGATGCAGTCGGAAGATCGAGCGCACCGCATTGGACAGACAGAGCATGTGAACTACATAGATTTGATTTCGGAAGGGACTATTGACGAACAGATTGTCAAAGCCTTACGAAACAAGATGGACATTGCCAGTGTGGTAATGGGCGAGGAGCTTAAAGAATGGCTGAGATAGATTACGGTATTAAAGCTGTTGAAACCAAATACGCTGGAACAGTTTTTCGTTCTAGATTAGAGGCACGTTGGGCTGCTTTTTTTGATGTTGTTGGGTGGCCATGGGTTTATGAACCTTTTGATCTTGACGGGTGGTTTCCTGATTTTTTATTAAAGCCTGTTGTAAAAACACGGCCACCTGTTTTAGTTGAAATCAAGCCTATTACAGAGTTTTGTAAAGATACCGCTGACCGGATCGAAAAAAGCCTTGTCAAATCAAACAATAAGTTTGAACCACTATTACTGGGGTTAACCCCTTTATTTGAGGAGGATGAACAGTACAGTTACGCTCCTGACGAAACTTCGAGTGTTGGATGGTTGGCTGAACATTCTCTTGAGATTGAATCAATTGCCGTAGGGGGATTTTCTTGGGAGGCTGCGCCTTTGCGGATCGTAACACCCACACAAGAATGTTACGATTTAGCACTTGATTGGAGTGAACCCTTTAGAACAAGTGGTGGTCAATATTACGAATATGAAGATATCCCAAAAACAGTGTTGGCAGATTTTTGTCACCCCCAAGGGAGTTATGAACACCGAATTACACAAATTTATGATGGTAATTATGGTGGTTTAAATAGTTTTGTTTGTAAGCATTATTGGGGAAAAGCCTGTGACAAAGTTAAATATGTAACAAAGGAGAAAACGAATGCCTGATATTAAGAAGTACAAAAGCGTAGCTGTGCCAATCCCAACCTGGGAAAAGCTTTGGGCTATGGCTGAGAAGAACCACAGATCACCCGCGCAGCAGATTGCGTTTTTGGTTGACGTTTCTGAGAAATCACCAAAAGATTCTGATGTAAGACATCTTTATTCTAATTTGCAAATATGTGACGCATGAGTTTAGAAAACTTTTACCAAGAGGTCCGTGCAATGGAGGATAATTGCGCTGACCTCACAGGTGCGGGAAAGACGGTTGTTCTTTTTCGAGTTGCGCTTGAGACAGGTGCGAAAGAAATGGGGATGATTGCCGTGTTGCATTTAATATCTAGATTGATGACGACAACTCTGGGTATTATGAACAACGATGATTCTGGTGGTTTTGAAGAAATTTTGGATGACTTTGAAGTGGAAAACAAGAAGCCCAACTGATTGGGAGTTATCTGTTCATTGGGCAGATATTCTTTTCGACATTCGGAAAGAAAAAGGTTTAACTCGCACTCAGCTTGCCGACTTGTCTGGCATATCTTCAAACACTATAGAAAATTACGAAAGGAAGAAGATCAGAGAACCTTCTATTTACAAGGTGGAACAAATACTTAATGCTATGGGGTATGACTTAGATGCAATAAGGATAGACAATGTTACAGCAAACGCATCTTCTTGGAGATAGGTGTGAGTTGATATTGGCAGAGTATCTTTTATCAAAAAATCTTTATGTCTTTAATAATGTTTTAGCCCAGCGTTCCCCAGTGGATCTTATTGCTATACACCCCGAAACGGCTGAAGTTTTTTTCTTTGATTCTAAAGCTGACAGGAAAAGAACAAATCCCGGAAGGAAAGTACCTGCTCGAATATATAGAAAACGATCAGACTTTCAAAAGAAGATTGGGCTTATCATGTCTTACGTTAACATAGAAACTAAAAGCATTTATTTTACACCCCGGTTTCCGTACTCTTAACCTTGGCCTCTTTTCTTTTTTCTTATTCCTAAAAATGCTGACTTCGGTCCCATTTTCTTTCGCATATTTAAAGGCCTTACCTTGTTGCGTCTTTTTACTTTTGTTCTTTTCTTATAATTTTGCTGTACTTTCTTTGCCACTTATACACCTACTCCTAACCTTTTCCTCATACAAAATATACCTTTGACCATTGTTGGTTGAGGCATAAAATTTTTTATCGCAAAATGAGCTATATCAAGATGATTTTCTTCGATGTGCTTCATGCACGTATCTTCTGTTTCAAACTGTAACGGATTTCCGTCCAAACTTATTAACTCAATTACATCAGGACCGTTTCTGTCGGCTGGGTTGAAAATAAACATTGCTACTAAGATAACATATACAAAAGACATCACTAACCACCTTTTTTGTTAGCGTAAAAAATATGCTCCCCTATCTGCTTTTTCTTTTTTAATACTGACGCCCACGATGGTTGGACTGATGTAGCGTGATAATGCGTAGCGTCCTCCAAACCCTTCATCGTTACGCTTCCTGAGATAAGCATTTCTGCTATATCAAGGGCCACGGTCCATGGTCGCTTTTCAGCTGGACGTTCTGGCTTGCCATCACACCAATAACTGAACTGGCACTTGTAGCGAACAGGATTACCCTTCCAGTATCGGCCCTGTTTTACCACACTGCAAATGTTATCTGGGTATCGGGGGTCATTTACCCTATTTCTGATGACAACCCCCACCGCCAGCATCCCACGCCAACCCTGACCCCTGGCCTCGAAGTACATAGCTTCAGCCAAGCACCTCTTTTCATCAGCCAGTACAGGCGTTGACGCGAGAAAAACTCCAGCTATCAGTGCTTTACTTACCCAAGAACCAGTCATACTTATCAACCAT